GATTCTCTTGCTGTTATGCAAAAGAATCCTTTGTATAGAAGTTTTTTTAATCAGCTTAATGGTAATCAAAACTTACAAGAACAAATAAAAAGAATAAAAAGAATTATGTTTTTGTAAGGTATTTATTAATATGAAAAGAATTATTATCACAGAGGAAGAAAAATCAAGAATCCTTGGATTATATGAAGGACCTACGTCAATTAATTTGGCGAAAGATTTGGCCACAATTCTTGGGATTACAGAAAATGAGTTAAGTTTTTTAAATTCACTTTCACAAGAAAATATTAATAATCAATCACCAAAAAATTTAACGACAATTGAGACAAACATTACAAACGAATTGTCAAAAGTTTTACCGTTAATTTATCAAAAAAATAATACACCAGAAAAATTTAAACCAATTGCCGAAAAATTAGTAAGTTATAAGATAGATGTTTATGGTAAATTAAATCAAAATCAAAAAATGATATTAGATGGTATTGTAAGTCCGTTTGAAGAATTTTTAAGAAAAAGTACACCACAACAGAATCCCCAACAACTTCAAACAAAGCCATCAAGTAGTCCAAACGCTAAAATAGGTTCAATACCTGGTGATAAAGATTATGAGTATAAATTGGAAAACGGAAAGTATTACTTCAAAGGTAAGGAAGGTAGACCATCTGCGACAAAATACCCAAATTGGATTGAAGCCAAAGGAAAAGGACTTCAGTCAATAAAACAAAAAGTTAAATTTCAGTAAATATACCTCATCAAGTGGGGTTTTTTATTTCCTTTTTATATTTATTAACTATATATAAATTATGAACAACGAACTAAAAGCCCAGCAGTATAATCAATTAATGTTTGAATATACAAAAACACAAAATAGAATTTCATCAATAAAAGGTGAAGCAATAGATTTAAATCAAAATCAGTTAAAAGAAATCCGTGAACTAGAAAATAAGTTAAGACGACTTATGGAAACGGCATCCCGGTTATAATATATTCCCCACCATTAAAGTGGGGTTTTTTGTTTTATGTTGTATTTATTATTAAATGAAAACCAATTTAAAAAATATTATAAAACGGGTATTAAATGAAGAGGTCACCGAGACCAGTACTCTTTATTGGGAATTACCAGAAAAATTGGTTGATGAATTGGGTCTTCAATTATATAAAGAAAATGATGTCGTATTTCTTGTTGAAATTCATTTTGATACAAGAAATATTGTTTTTGAATTAACCACAACAAACCAGTTTGGTGATTTGGTACCTTACGACGATTCATTAGAGGTACCAGCATCTTATAATGGTTGGTATAGAAGAAATCTTGATGACCTATCCGATGAATTTAAAAGATTTATTTTTAGAAGATTAGATCCTAAATGGTTAAAGTATTTATTTTAAATATGAAAATCATAATTACAGAAGAACAATTTTATAATCTCATTCCCCAATCTGTTAGAAGGAGAATGACCGAAAAAGAGTTTCAAATTCTTTATGATATTATTGATAATAATAAAAGATATTATGTTGCACAAGATTTTGATAGGTACCTTGAAGGTAATTTACAAGATTCATTAAATGAATTTATTAAATACTACAAAGTTGAAGAAATTGACCCAAACCTTAATAATGATGATTGGGATGATGAGGAAAATCTTAAATATAAAATTTTTTGGCAATTAATTCCATTTCTAAAAAAGAAATATTACGATGACTTATATGATTATCATAAGGAGTATCATAAACGACGTGGAAGTATGAATGAATCTAAAGACGAAAGATTGTTTAAGGAACTACCAATATTTATTAGAAGAAGAATAACTCCAGATGATTTGGATTATATTGATGGAGAATTAACACATTATATTTTATCAACACCACCAACAAATAGGTTTGAAGATTTTTCTAGTTCTGTTATTGGTGATGTTCTTCACGAATTTATTATTGGTTATAAGGGTGATGAAATTGAAATTGAGGATGATCCGGAATATGGTGAGGTTTATAATGAAGAAAGTAGAAATAAAGTTATGGATAGGTATTGGGTTTTAAAACCATTTCTTGAGAAAAAATATAAGGACCGATTATACCAAGCTTGGGAAAGAAAAAAATCAATCTAGTAAGTTTTTTTGTTTTTTATGATATTTATAAATAAAAATAATTATGAAAAAAATTATAAAATTAACCGAATCTGATTTAACAAGAATTGTTAAAAGAGTTATTTTAGAAAACGAAGAACAAAGTTTGGCTGATCAAGAATTGGCTGGAAAAAATATTGATGTACAACAATATTGTTCACCATCTACACCACCAAGAATTGTAACAAAAATATTAAATAAATTACCAGATAACTTAAGAAAAAAAGCTATTGATTTTATTAAAAAGTTTGCCAACGCTATTAAAGGTAAAAGTGTTAAAGAGTTAATTTTACTTAAAAGAGAGTTAAAAGACAAAAAAAACGCATCAAAAAATCTACAAGAACAAGCAGGTTTGATTGTTATTGCCGGACTTACAATCTCAGTAGAATTATTACTTTTAATTGGTGGTATTATTTTATTTATTATTATTGTATATATAATTATAAAATCTAGTAAAGGTGGTGGGTCTTGTAATCCCGGATGGTGGGATAATCTAAATCAATAAAATAAAAAAATTATGAATAAATTTATTATAACAGAAGAAGAAAAATCAAGAATTATTGGTATGCACCAAAATGCAACCTCAAAACAATATTTATCTGAAGATATAAATGAACAATTGGGTTCAGACATTAAAGCAGCTGCCAAAGGTCTTGGGGCTAGAGTTGGTACTATTGCTCAGAATTTAGGTAAAGCTGTCGGTATTAATAAAAGTGATAGGACATTACAAAGTCCAGAATTAAATGCTCAGATGGCAAAGATAAAATCTAAAGTTCAGTCATTCCAAAAAATAATTGATGGTTTGAACACTGATATTGCAGCAATACAACAAGTTGCAAAATCTCAAATGACGGGTCAGTATCAACCGGAAGCAACTCAAATAAACACTTTAATTACAAATTACTCTCAATTATTAGGTAATTTAACTCAATACAACAATAGTATTATAAATCAACAACAAACACAACAACAAACACCAACACAACAACCAACACAACAACCAACACAACAACCAACACAACAACCAACACAACCTCAAGCAATTCCACCACAACAAGTTGCATAATAAAAAAAATTAAAATAAAAACCCCATCAAATAAAAGGTGGGGTTTTTTGTTGGTTAAAATAATTTTATTATATTTGTAATCAATTAATAAAATTATGGAAGAAAAGAAACTATCAATTAGAGATATTGTAATTAAAGAACAAGAAAGATTAACAATTTTAGTTGATCAATTTATTACAATACAAAATACTATTGAAAATAAATTTGATAAGTTCTTTAGTGAAATCTTAAAATGTTCAAAAGAGTTTGAACTTAAAAAAAATAAAAGAACATATAGTAAAGAGATAAGATATAGACACGAAAACGGAAGATATATTAACGTTGGGTGCGTCCAAAAAGATTACAATGAATGTTCTATTTCATATATTGGTAAATTACCAGATAATGTAAACAACCCATTTACCATTTCGGTTCAAGAACATATTGTCTATGGTAGAAGTTATTGGAATAAAAGAAATGAGGGACTCAAATTAGTTGTAAGAATCAACTATGATAAAGAAATTTTTTACAAGACAGGTAAAGGACTTGTAAAAAAAATAAATGAAGAGGTACAATTAATTTGGGATAGACATAATTCTAAACTTGTTAGCGAACGTAAACGTGAGTTAGCTGTTTCTTCTGTAAGTAAAAAATTTGGTAAATGTTTAGTTACAAATAGTGATAATTCAGTAATTACAATCTTATTTGAAAATAGTGTTAATATATCATTATACTATAACTCAAATCTTGAAACCGGTGAAGTTACTTTTACTCTTCGTAATTTAAATTTTGGTTCGTCAATAAAAAATGAAAGTAAACTAAACGATTTAATCAAATTTTTTAGTAGTATATGATATTTATAGTTAAAATAAAAAACTATGAAAAAAATAGTTAGAATTACCGAATCAGAACTTAATCATATCACTAAAAGGGTAATTTTTGAAATGGATAATGAAAAAAAAGAATTTCCAGAATCATATAGAGATTTGTATGACCAACTACCAGAAGATTTAAAAAAATTATTGTTTAAACAGTGGGAAGCAAAACAAAATCCAAAATGGCATCCAGAAGGTAATTCATTAAAACATATTTTAGTTGTCATAAAGAGAGCTTACCATCATTATCCGGAGGACCCAAATATGATTATGACAGCACTATTCCACGACTTAGGTAAAATGGATACATACGGAATCAACCCAAAAACTGGTGAACCTACGGCTTATGGTCACGAAGATAAATCTGAAAAATATGTTGAGGAGTATAAAGATTGGATTGAATCATACGAAGGAACAGATGTTGATGAAATTAAATATTTGGTTAAAAACCATATGAAAATTAAACCATCAACCTGGGATGTAATGAAAGACACAAAAAAAGAACCAATATCATCTCATAAAGCTTTTGAAAAATTAAAAGGGTTTACAGATAAACTTGATGGTGGCGGAACAGATATTTCGGAACAACAAATAAGAAAAATCATTAAACAATTTATTAATGAAGAAAGGGAAGATAGTATTTCAAAACCATTAGGTTATGACAGTTTTCAAAAAAAATGTAAAACAAAAAATAAAGGTTCTTTTCGTACATTTACCGATGGGGTACATTTAAAATGTTTGGAGACTAAAGGTACATTTTTTACTCAAGATAAAACGACCGGATTAACAGTTAAAGAAAAACCTTTTAAAAATAAGGTAGGTGTAAATGGTACCTGGGTTTTAAATGGAAATAAAATTAATCTTAAAACAACATTATAAAGAATTAGACATTTTAAAACTCCACTCTCTAAGTGGGGTTTTTTGTTTTATGATATATTTATAAATAAAATAATATGAAAAAAATAGTAAGACTTAATGAATCAGACCTTACTCGTATTGTTAAACGAGTGGTTAATGAGTCCGATAAAAAAAATAAGGACCTAGACGATAATATCAAAATCTATAATTTATATAAAAAAGGTGAAATACCTAAAAAACATTTTGATATGTTTATGGGTATTTTAACAAGAAAAGAAAAGGAAGATTTGATGGATTATATTAGAAATGGAAAAAATAAATCTGATATCCAGGAAATGCGTCGAGGTTCTGATGATGAAATGTTTGATCTTGAAATAGATAAAATAAAAAGGGCTCTTCACGATATTAAAAGAATGGCACATCACGACCCACAAACAGTTGACCATATTTGTAATATGATTGTTAATGTTTCTTTACCAAGATTAAAAGAATTTAGATAAATATTATGGATAAATATAGATTTAATCAATTATTAGAATCAACAATGGGAAATGTTAAACCATTGTTAAGTGAAAACGACACCCAAGAACTAAGTTCGGTTGAACAAAACCTAATCAATCTGGCAAACGCTGAAAGATTTTTGGTAGATTTTGGAAAATCATCTAACCCAGATAATACCGATGAAGTAACGTATACAGATTTAAGTGATGTGAGTGTTAAAGACGATTTTACAATACACTATGACCGTATGATTGAGTATTTAAATGATAATGACAATGAAGTTACATTATTTGATAATTACAATAATAAAAAATTTAGATTTGAGCTTGATGGTGATAAACTTATTATAACAAAACTATAGTTTTTTTAACTTATTGTGGTATTTATAAATAAAATTAATTTATGAAAAAATTTATTATAACAGAAGAAGAAAGAAGCAGAATCCTTGGAATGCATAATAAGGCTGTCGGGAGACAGTATTTGATGGAAAATACTGGTTACGATAGTACTCAAGGCCCGAAAGTAAATGATGGACCTGCCGCTTATAATTACTTTATGGGTATTGTTAATAAAACAAAAACTTTAAAAAAGGGTACTGCATGGGTTGGTAAAAACACATATTGGGTTGTAACATCAGATTGGGGTGAAGGGCAAACTGGTGCCATAATTGGAGAACGATGTGACATTCTTATGAGAGGAATTGTGAAAAGAAACGGACTTTATTTTGATGTTTCAAATGATAGTGAATCTATGTTAATGAATTTGGCTAAAACTAATGCCGATTCATTTTTAAATACACTTAATGGTAATGAACCAGATAAATGGTTACCTAATACACAAACATTAAAATCAGAGTCTACTGGTACTCCAGGTGGTAATATAGCGCTTGTTGGTGGATTAGAGACTTTTAAAAAAATGGTTAAAAATTTACCTAATAAAGAACAATTATTAACAAACTTTATTAATGCTAGAAAAACAAAACCTAATTTTGGTTTTGGAGCTGTACCTCAAGACCAACAAGATTTATACCCTCCACTAACACCAACAACGGCAACACCAGTTAAAACTCAACAACCAGTAAAAAAACCATAATAAAAAAAGTCCTCAATTGAGGACTTTTTTATTTAAAAAGAAACCATTGTGTATTTTGTTGGTTTGGTTATAACATAACCAAAAATTAATCTGTAGTAATAAATAAATTCTTTATTTTCTAGGTTCAAAATAATTTTTGTATCAATTGCTGTATCATCAAGTGTTATAGTGTATTCATAACTATTTTGATTAATATCTAAAATTGCAACATCAGCAATCATTTGTCCCTCAAAAAACAACATACATCTATTGTTTTTGAAATCCAATGTATAATTACAATCTGTAACCTCATTTGAAACTGTGTCTGGATTTGCAATTGCAATTTTAAAAATAGTATCATTAAAATTTTGAATTTGGTCAAAATTGTCAATATGAACATCAACAATGTTCGGTAATTTTTGAGAAAAACCAAAAATTACAAAAATAAAGGATAATACGATAAATAAAGTTTTCATAGAATAATAGTTTTTTTTTACAAATATAAATATTTTTTTTTAACTATTCTAATATTTATAATTAAAATAAAATACTATGAATAGATTAATTATAACAGAAGAAGAAAGAAGTAGAATACTTGGGATGCACCAATCGGCAACTAAAAAACAGTATTTAAATGAAGATGCTGTAACAGTTGCACCAGGAACAATATCAGTACCATACAATATAGACTCAAAAACAGGTGCACAAGTACTTGCAACAAATAAATATGTTAAGGTTACTATAATAAATGAAAAAACCCCACAGAATAAAAACGGTTGGTTAACTGAAATGGGGTATGATAGTCTTGGTCAAATCCAATTTCAGACTCCTGGTTTATCTTTTCCTTTGAAGGGTATCCAAAAAGATTCAAACGGAAATTTAACTGGTATGTTTGCTATAACACCTAGCCAAAAAGATTTAATTAATTACCTTACAAGTATGAATGGTAAAAATTTACCTAACACAAATTCTGTTTTTATTGAACTAAAAGGAAAGGGTGCTGTCAAATCATTACCAATGGGTGTCACCACTAAATTTACAACATATAACCCAAGCACACCAGCAACCACAACACCAACTAAAACTAAAGGATTAAATGAATCTGATATTAGAAGAATTGTAAGAAGAGTTATTAAGGAATCAAATAGAGGTTATTTGGTAGAAGATGACTTTAAAGGTGGGCTAACCTTAGCTTTAATGAATCAACTTAATAGCTATTTAAATAGTTTAATTCCTAAAGCTAAAGCTATGAATGTTGCTATGAATAGTGTTTTTAGTGTTGTACAATCTGGTACATCACCAGATGTAAATGGTAACCCAGTACCAAAATATACAATAAATTACGGGTCTAAAGATATATTTCAAGGTGAAGGATTTTCAGATGTTGATTTACAAGGTGCAATGAAATCTGATTATTTAAATAAAATATACCCAACTAGAATTAACACTAAATTAAATGCTAATAACATTACGGCGGTGAAATCAAAGGAACTTTCAAATTTAGCGATGAGATTTGATTTGGCGAATGGTGCTTCAAACACATATAAAGCTTGGGTTGCATCAATTGGACCACAACAACCAACAAAAACACCTACCAAACAACCAGTAAAAAAACCTTAAACAAATTAAAATAGAATAAAATCCCCATCTAATTAAGGTGGGGTTTTTTGTTTTATAAAGTATTTATCTAAAATGAGATACATAATAACAGAAAACCAATACGAAAAAATACAAAACCAGATTTTAAACTCAATTAAAAAACATGGGTTTTATGATGCTATGAAGGCTTATAAATTAAATGTTGAAGGTCTTCATAAAATATTTGGTGAAGGTAATCTACCAAAATTTGATTGTCGTGATTTGTATCAAATATTTTCATACTTTGTTTTTAAAGATTTAGTTCATACTGAATTTAAAATTAAAAAAAATGGGTCAATTAGTTTTTATACTGACAGTTTTTCCGGTACTATTTTTTTTAGAAGAAAGTTCAAAGATTCAACTATGATTGATGGTTATGCAACACCTTACTTTGATGGTAATTGTAATTTACCTTTGGACGCAGATTTTTACGTATATAATATTAACGATGATGAAGAACCAGATGAAGTTGATATTGTGGGTAACTATCAAGAATCTGTTAAACTACCAAAACAATGGAACTCATTTATGGAAATGAAAAACTGGCTTGAAAATGACTATGTTAAAATTTTAATTGATTACACAAATAATGTTTATGATAAACTAGGTGACTATCGTGATTAAATAATGAAAATTATAATAACAGAAAATCAAAATAAATTAAGACATCTATACCGAAGAATTGGTGAGATTGAAGATGTGTTTAAGGAATATGAGGAACTTTTTACACGTACATCCAAAACATTAAATAAAGATGGTTTTATTCACGCGGTGGGTATGTTTATTGGTGATATAATTGCCGGAAAACTAGAAGAAAAAGATGTTGATTTTGATTATGTTACTTTTAGAAATCAAATTAAAAGATTTGTTGAAACACATTTTTATGAGGAATTAATTGACTTTTATTTTAAACATAAAAAACAATTAAACGAATCAAAAAATATGGCTTTTCTAAGAAGAAGAGAAACAATAAAAGATTTGATTGATAATGGTATTGAAGTTATTCGTAATGATACCGATGTGTGTGATTATACATTTTCTGAATTTCTTACTGAAGTTTCTTGGCAAGTATCAGATAATTCAGATGAGTTGGGAATTGAACTTACTAATACTAAAATAGATTTAATACATAGGTGGGTTAGAAATAATTTTTCACAATATATCAAAGACGAGTATCTTGAATTAATTGATAGTGAAGGATGTAATGATTATGATGAAGACGAAATAGATGATGATTATCTATCAGGATTTTTACATAATGTGGATAATAATCAATAATAGACGATATTTATATTTATAAATTAAAAATTAAAAATTATGAAAAAAATTGTTAGGTTAACGGAATCCGAGTTAGTCCAAAAAATATTTAAAATACTTAATGAACAAGGTTTTGCAAAAGATAAAAAAGATAGATGGGGGCGACCATTAATGGTTAATGGAAAACCAAGCTTATGGTTTGGTTTTGATACAAAAACAAAAAAATACGTTGAGGGGCAGTGTGCTGGACTTTCAAGCGAAAATAATAATGAAGCTTGTAGAAGAAAACTAGGCATGAAAACTCGTTCAGAAATGAGTGCAAAAGAAGAAGCGTTAGCATATCAACCTAAAACAAGTAAAAACACCCCTTGGCCAATTCAAGTTAATTATTATGCACCTTTTGATAAAAAATTTCCTACCGGACATATAGAATGTAGATCCCTTAAAGAACCTCAATATCAAATGAACGCCAATCCAATTAGAGATAAATGGGTCGAAGCTCTTTTTAGTACTGCTAAAAGTAATAATTTTTGGAATATGCCAATGACTGGTAAAAAATGGCTTCCAGATAAACCAAAAAACGCCCAAACTATATTTGTATATTTAACAAATAAAGAATATCAAATTTTTAAAAGTGCAACACCAAAATTAAACTTGAAATTAGATTACAAGGCAGATAAATTAAAACAATCTGTTAAAAGCCCTGATCAAGCTATTACAAATTATAACGTACTTACCCAAAACTGTGCAGATGGGGTTGCAAAATCTCTAGGTGTTAGCGTCGCTAAAACAACAAGAACTGAATCGATTATTATTGCGGGAACAAAATTTTTTAGTTCATTGTTAGGTGGTGCTTTGGAATTGTTAAATGATGAAATTGATACAACATTACCGTATGACGTATTTGAAAAAATTAAACAACAATATAAAGGTAGATGGACAAGTTCATTAAAATAAAAAAAAATAAATGAAAAAAATAATAATAACCGAAGAACAATTATCTAGATTAATCGATAGATTAAACGAAGAAGCGGTTGGGTACGATGATTTTTATCAGATGTTCCAACATGGTGGTAAATCTATGGGAATTTTAATGGACACTTTGCGTGATTTATTAAAGGTATTTGAAGGAATTGTTTCTATGATAAATTCTGAAAATATTGAATATATCGATTTACGAGAGAATTTAGAAGCTGCAATTGATTTAATTACGGAGATTAATGATGTTATGAAAATTGTATTTAAAGACTTTACAGATAGAGATGTTATTAAATCTGGTGAAATTATGCACAGAAAATTGGAATCTTATCAGGAAAAAATAAGGGTATTAATTAATATGGGTGAAGAGTTATTATCAAAAGAAAATTTGATTGATAGACTTTACAGTATGACAGAAAATCTTGGTAAATTTATTGCTGATTATACAGATAAACTAGGAAATGCTGATAAAACATTTAAGAGAAGATTAGAAATAGGAAGAGATAAAAGAAATCCGGATTATAATTAAAAATATGAAAAAAGAAGAAAGAAAAGCCAAAAATAAAAGTAATTTAAAAAAATGGAAAAAAATACAAATTAATAATAATTTGATATTAGAATCTTATTTTAAAAATCTTAAAAAAGATGGGTTATAACAAGATAAGACATATTAAGAAATCCAATCTAATATTAGAAAATAGATTACTAAATGAAGATAATGTAACAGGATCAACTGGTAACGCAAAAACTTTAGCAAATATAACCGGTGTTCCTGAAGAAGTATTTAAATATTTTGACACAAAAAAACCAACAGATATAAATACATTATACACTTTTTCTAATTCAATGTCACAAAACGTACAAAATCTTAATAAAGATGGGAATGGACAACAAAAAATTGATGAAATGTTAAAAAAATTAGATGAAACATCAATATCTTTTAATGATTATGAAAAAAAACTTATAAACTGGTTAAAAGATACAATACAGAGTCAAGCAAGTCATTTCCAAATTTATAAAGGCGCTCAAAATCAACCAGAAGTACAAGGTGCTAAAATGGCACAAGATAAAACAATTACCGATGCAGATAATGATTATGATTATAAAAGAGAAAAAGGAAAATACTATTTTAAATTAAAAGATAACCCAAAATCCACTAATGCTCAAAATTTAAGAAAACAAGGGAAATATACCAATTGGTCTTTAGCAACAGGAAATGTAGAAAAAATTATAAAAAGAAAATTAGATTTTTAAAATGGGGTTTTAATACCCCATTTTTTTTAAGATAAAGAAACAACCTCAATATCAAAAATTAATTTTTTACCAGCCAAAGGATGATTTGCATCAATTTTTACAGATTCTTCATTTATTTCTAATACTTTAACAACTGAAACACCAGCAGGACCAAAAGTTTGTAACATCATACCAACCTCAACATTTTCTGGAACTTTGTCTTTTGGTACATCAACAAATGCTTCTTCATTTACTAAACCATAAGCGTCTTCCGGTTCTATTTCGATTGTTTTTGTATCACCAACACTCAAACCAATTAAACCATTTTCAAAACCAGGAATTAAAGCACCTTGTCCTAATGTTACAGAAAGAGGATCTCTTCCTTCAGTCAAAGATGTATCAAATACTGTCCCATCTTCTAATTTACCTGTGTAATTTACAGTTACACTACTGTTTACATCAATTTTTACCATAATTTATTTTTTTATAATTATAGTTTTTTTAAATAATTAAGTAAACTACTTGATATTTATTAATAATAAAAGTTTATTAAAATGAAAAAAATTATTAAATTAACTGAATCAGAATTAAGTAAAGTTATTAAAAAAATAATTACTGAAGTTACTATACCTAAAACTACAGATGAAATAAAAGATTTTCAATCTTGGGTTGTAAATGTAAAAAAAAATAAAACAATTTTAGGTAAGGGTGGTGATAGTGGTTTTGGTGATGATGGAAAATGGGGTTCAAAAACACAATTAGCTTGGAACACGTATTCAAATGAGTATAATAAAAATGTTAAAAAAACTAGTAAGAAAAAACCCTTGGTAACCCCAAGTACAAGTGTTTTACAAATTGCTAAAATCTGGTTTAATAAATTAACAAAAGGTAAAAACCCAAGTAAAAATTCTTCATTATTATTTGATGGTTCTAAACTTATTTGGTTGTCAAATGGTAGTGAAATTGAGAGCTGGGGAGCAACTAGTGGTGTTAATCTTTTTAACGCCGAACCTTCTCAGTGGTTAGATCTTGCAAAAAATATATTTTCATCTAAACAGGAAAAATCAAAATTAAAAGGGTTTGGACCAATCCCAGAAGGAAAATATACTGTTGGTAAATTACAAACAAGTAAATTGGAACGAACTAACCCATTTATGGATTTTGTTAGATTAATATTTAAAACAAATCAAACAAATCATGATTGGAATAAAGATACTGCTAGTACAAGAATTTCTTGGGGGTACTATAGAGCGCCAATAATTTCAAATAGTGGAACCAAAACATATGGTAGGAGTGATTTTTATATTCACGGTGGTGCACTACCAGCATCCCATGGATGTATTGACTTAACATCAAGTATGGATGATTTTGCTAAATTTTATTCTTCTTGGGCAAGTAAATACAAAAAAAACTCAATTCAGTTAACTGTTAAGTATTCATCATCATTAATTAATATACTCGCGTAAAAAAGTAAAAATAAAATTGTAAATTAAAATTTTATTTATATATTTGTACTATAATTAAAATTTGAATTTATGAAAAAGTTATTATTTTATTGTTTTTTATTTGTTGTCTCAGCATTTAGTTTTATGTCATTCACATCAAAAAGTGAAAACGAACTCTTTACAATTGCGTCTGAAAAATTAATTGAGTATAGAATCAAAAAAAGAGATTATGTTATTATTGTAGATTACACCAAACCTATTTTTAGTGAAAGACTTTACGTTTTAGATATGAAAAACAAAAAAATTGTTTTAAAATCAACCGTAAGTCATGCGTTTAAATCGGGTGTAATGTATCCAACAGACTTTAGTAATGTTAGTGGTACAAACAAATCATCAAAAGGAGCTTTTATTACAAAAGGAACATATAATGGAGGTTTTGGTTATTCAATGGTAATCAGAGGTCTAGATAGAGGTATAAATGATAATGTTGAATCTAGAAAAATAATTTTCCACTCAACAAAAAAAATGAAAACAAGTTGGTCAAATGGTTGTTTTGCCACACCAGAAGAAACAAATAAAACAATAATTGAACTAACAAAAAATGGTAGATTAGTCTATGTCATAACAGATTAAAAACATATTCTAAATTGAGTTTTTTAATTACATATTTATTAATATGTTAGCTAAAATAAAAAAATTCTTAAAATACCTAATAGTCCAAGTAATGAATAAATATGGTTCATTTATGTGGTTTGGAACACATATAACTATGACCCAAGTTGATTGGCATTATTTACTTGAGATTTTTTTATGTTTAGGTATTAACTTTTTAATGATTTTTTCCGTATATTTGGAATACATAGAAAAACAAAATGAAAACCTATAAAAAACTAATAGTACCGAATGATTCTGCTTGGAGTAGAAATACTTTATTTAGTAAACTACATTGGAGAATAAGATATTTTTTAACTGGTATTAAAAATATATTCAGATGGATTCCGATTTTATATAAAGATAGAGATTGGGATCCTTGGCATATCTACACAGTACTACAAAAAAAGATAGAATTTCAAAGACAAGAAATCATAAATGCAAATCGTCACACTGAAATTGATAAAGATAATCGTGATATGACAATTGTACTTAATTTACTTGAAAGGGTAAAAGAAGATTATTATACCACAGAATATCTTGATTACGATGAAACAAAATATGATTTCATACCCGTTAAAGATAATCCTAATCTTAAAGAAATGGTTAAGACAATTTTAAGTGAAAATTATGATGAGTTTTTAAAAAAATATCCATCAAGTGTTAAAAAAGTTTTAAAAGAAAAAGGTACCGATTTGGAGAAAGATGTTCTTTGTCATTATGTTGCAAGACATAATCAAGAAAAAGCAAGAAAATTATTATTTAAATTATTAGAACAAAAAATTGAAAGATGGTGGGATTAAAAAATTTACAGGTATATAAAATTAAAGATAAAGAAACTTACAATCATTTACAAACAGTTTTAAATGGTTGGTGTTTTTTTAGAAATGATGGTGAAAACTTTTATGTAAAAGCTCCAGAAAATAATACAATTAAAAGTTTAATAGAAATGGGTCTTATTCTGGAGTATCAAGAGAAAAATTAACCATTATTGGTTTTTTATCACCAACAACAGACCATCCTTGTTTTATAATTAAGGGAGCCCCCTCTTGTATTAATTCAGAATCCGTATCAAGATCATCTAAATGTAGTATAGCATTTATTGTATAACAATCTTTACTTCTTACATAAATAAGATTTGTTATTTTAATATAACTATTTTTTCCGAACATTTCAGTAACTCTACCCTTTAAAGCTGTATCTAAAATTTTCTGAAGATATAGTTTTCTATTCATATGTTAAATAATACACGAATAATATTCATTTGACAACTAAAAAACAAAACTTTATTATTATTTAAACGTATTTATAATCAGATGAAAAATTTAATAACCATATTATTATTCTTAATTAATTTTAACATATTTAGTCAATGTAATGGTACACAATCATTTACGTTAACACCACCACCAGTTGGTGGAACATATTTACCAGGACAAACTATTACAATGTGTTATACAATGAATGGTTATACACAAGCTGGAACTAACTGGATTGAGGGTTTTGACTTAAACCTAGGTCCTGGTTGGGTATCTGTTACACCACAATCAGCACCAGCAAACTGTGGTGGTAATGCAACCGGAGGTCAATGGGTATGGAGTACTTCTGTAACATCAACAGTAACACCAATAGTAACTGTAGGACCAGGATATTTCTTTGACTTAGCAATTGACGGAAATCCAGGAAATGATTTTGGTGATGCTGGTAGTTGTGTGTGGACATTTTGTGTAACTTTAACTGTTGCAAACGTATGCACACCCCAAAACTTATTAATTCAAGTTACGCCAGGATCTGACGGTATGTGGGGGAGTTATATTAGTACTTCTTGTGACTTAGCAACACCATTTAATGTATTTAATGGAACAATAAACGTAACCCCAATTGTATTGGGACCAATAAACCATAATTAAATAAAAAATGAAAAGAATTTTACTAATTTTAATGACAATGATTTCAACAGTTTCATTATCACAACTATCAACAGTTAATCCAGATACAGTTTGTTATCAATCAACCGTATTATCAACCTATACAATTCCTTCTGTTGGCTCCGGAACATACACTTGGACTGTTACATCCCCTGGCGTAATAACCGCTGGTCAAGGAACTAATAGTATTTCGGTAAACTGGTCAGCTGCAACCCCTGGATTAATAACAAATGGTGTGTCAGTGACATATTCTTCACCCCCACCAGCAAACTGTCCTGCAACACCAGTTAACTTAAACGTATTAATTTATCAAGTTATACCAACAATTACAACTTTAGGTCCGTTTTGTGAATCAGATCCTTGCGTAAACTTGGTTGGGACACCGGTTGGTGGTACTTGGTCTGGTTTAGGGGTGTCTGGTAACCAATTTTGTCCAGATAACGTAACAAATGGAACAAATGCAACATCAACAGTGACATATACTGTAGGTTCTGCTGGATGTACGTTCTCAACATCAGTTGTTGTACCAGTATTTGGAACACCAACATTACAGCCAATCCAACATAATTAATGAAATATATTCTTTTTATAGTATTTTTTAGTATGTCCTTACTTACTCTGGCACAACAGACCTTTGAACTGTGTGCCGGAGAAAGTAAAACTGTTGTATATACATCAGAATCTGGTGGTGATGGAACAAATGTATGGTCAGTAAATGGTACACAATACCTTACTAATGACTTAACATATACATTTACCAATTCTGGAACATATAATATTGTATTAAGAAGAGAAAATGGCCTTTGTTACGTTGAACAAACACTACAGGTGGTAGTAACTGATTGTCCTGGAGTTATTTATTGGGTACCAAATTGTTTTACACCGGATGAAAATGAAGTAAATCAACAATATGGACCTATTATGTCCGAAGGTTATGATATAAATGGGTTTAATTTTACCATTTTTAACCGTTGGGGTGAGGTTGTATGGGAATCTAATGACCCAAATGGTCGTTGGGATGGTACTTTTAATAATAAAATGTGTACAGATGGGGTTTATATCTGGAAATTAACCTTTAATGTCTTTAATAATGATGGAAAAATCACAGATCACGGACATTTAACAATAATTCGTTAAATAATTTGATTTTTTATTAAAAATTAACTATAATTTAATAAAAAAATAAAATATGTTAGTTTTTACAATTGTTTTATTAGTATTTGTTATAGAAATTGCAATTGCTGGGGTAATTTTGTACTTTTTATGGAAAAAAGTTGGAAAAAACTTATACCAATTCATAAAAAAAATTACAAATCCAGTAAATCAACTTAATACTCCGGTAAAACCACCAAAATTAAGTCATTTTCAAGAACAACTTAATAAAATTAACGAAATTTTAAAAAATTCTCACAAAAAATAGTCATTTTCGGTATTAATTTCCTCAATTTTGACAATTTTTACGTTTTTTCCCTTATTTTTTACTGTTATTTCGTATTCATTGGGGTAAAGTATGTTATTTATAAGCATTTCTTGTAAATCTACCTCTTTTTTGGGTATTTTTGCTGTAATTAGGAAGTATTTTTCACCACAACCGGTACAAAATGAGTGATTTGATAGTAATTCTACCTTATTTTCACTAAAATGTGACCCAATTTCGTCTAAATTGATGTCTTTTTTGTCGTTTACAACCAAAATTCGGTACCCAGTTAGTGTTTCTGGAAGGTTTTTTACCCTATTTAGGTGCCATTTTAGTTCATTTTTAGCCTCTTTTTCACTATAATCCATTGATTTTAAGGTCAAAATGAGGGCTTTTTTGTCTATTATTTCACTTAAAATGGGTAATAATTGCATACATATAAATACTATAATTAACCCTTTTTCTTTAAATGTTTGATTTCTACCTCATATGGACCGGTATTTGTCTTATAATTGTCATATTTCCACACAACAATACAATCATCAAAGGTAATTGTTCTCTCAAATTTTTTCTGTTCTACTGGTTTTTTTGTTTTTTTATCACTCATAGACCACAAATATACAAAAAATTTCTAAAAATAAACCCCTCTTTATGGGAGGGGAGTCAAAAAATACTATAAAACTTACTCTTGGGGCGTTGAATCATCAATTTTGAAGAAGTTTGTAAGGAATTTTCCTACAACACCAAACACAATTGACGTTATAATCATCACTTTTAACTCACCTGGAGTAAAAATTTCCTTTAAACTATCATATTGCCATATACCACCAATAGCAATAACTGTTGCAACAGCAAGTAATGAGTCCCCAAGTCTCCTCCACTTTTTAGGTGTGGGTTTCCAATAATGTTTCATCATAGTTTTTTATTATAAATATCGTAAAATAAAAAAGGGACAGTAGCGAATTGTCCCTTTTTGTGTTACCATAACTGGTAACGGTCCTAATAAAAACCTTTTATTCTCCTTTTAATAAGTCAATTGACCTTTTTAAATATTCTTTTGCTCTAGGTGATGGAGTAAATTCATCTTCTTTTGTCTGAAGATTTAATATCCTTTCAATATCCTTAACCAATTCTGTTCCGTGTTCGTTTTCTTTATACAATTCAACGATTTTATCCATAGCTTTATGACAATCACCGGTTGTTTCATCGTAATAATTTTTATTTCTAAAACGATCTAAATGATTCATCATATCATAAGCCAAATGAGCACCACCATCTTTAACATCTTTAAATAATCTTATGTTATTTAAAATACCTAAAGTATCAACAAATGAGTTTACACCAGACATTCTTTTTGAAATTCCTGGAGAATACTTACCATATTCATCAGCTCTACCAACAATCTCATCTAATGGAATTACATTTTCCGGAATACATCTTGGTTTTACAGCGTCCTTTTTACCGACCTTTTTTTCTTTATCATTCTCAAGAATAACTTTTCTAATTATTCTTTTAAGGTCCATTTCGTTTAATTTAATTCTTTTCATATGAAAATTATTTTTAATATAAATATAGTTCAATTATGAATTTTTACACTATTTATACTAATAAATATCTACAACTATGGGAACATTAGAAAATATAATAAAAAGAGTGATTAAAGAAGAATACCAAAATGGTATGAGATTACTTAAAAAAACTAAAATTTCAGACGAACTTAAATATCATATTGAAAATGGTATAACACTTTCTGAAAATATTTTTCGTATTTATTCCGATAATTATTTTAATTTAATCAATGAAGTTAGAAAACTATATAATAAAGGTCTTATTGATTTAAATAATAAAGATAGATGGATTGTTGAAAGTGATTTAGGAAAATCTGTTATTTTAGAGAGTGGTGAAAAAGTATGGCTTGACGCACCATTTGAGGTTCAAGAAACTTTAACTGAAGCAAAACATAGAGGAAAAAATGTTAGGTTAGGAAGTCCTTTTAGAACTCCTGGCGGACCAAAGAAATTTGCTGTTTATGTTAAAAGCCCTGGGGGTAATATTAAAAAGGTTACATTTGGGGATCCGAATTTAAGAGTTAGAAATGCAAGTAAATCTCGTGCTAAATCATTTAGAGCTCGTCATAAATGTGACCAGAAAAAAGATAGAACAACTGCTGGATACTGGTCCTGTAATGTCTCAAGATATAGAAAAAAATTAGGTCTTAAATCTTCAAGAAGTTGGTAATAGTATGACGCCATATCAAAAATTTATAAACCCAACATATGTAAAGGTATTTAACTACTTTTTAAAAAATGTCGTTGAAAAACAATTTGAACGTAAGTACCATCAAGAAATAAAATTAAAGTTATATGGTATTAGTATACAACCAAATAGTAAATCTTATTATTCAATACCAGTGGAAGAACTATTAACTTCACAAGCAATGGTTAGTTTTTTTATTGATTCAGAAAATCCAAAACTTCATACTAGTAATTTTATTGAAGACTTAATATTCAAAGGTGGTAAAACGTTTTTAATGTTACAAGATTCTAGTTGGTTTCACCAACCAAATAAATTTTTACTTAGAATTATGTTTAATAAAAGACCATTATATGAGTTGGATTATCAATCTGACGAACCATTAAATGAAAATAGTGAGTCAAATAAAACTCAATATGATTATGAAGATAGTGAAGAATATTACGAAAAAATAGATAAATTGTTAAATAAATTTTTATCAACAACTGGTAAAGAAAAAAATATACCAAACTTTTTAGGTTATAGAGTAATAACCGGAAAAAATCGTTATGGTGAATTTGTTATTAAATTAACAGGTATTTTTAAAGAACCTTTTAGGTCTGAAGATTCAGATACAATTCACACAAAAAGTCGTAAAATGACAAAATTAATAAAACAAATGTTTCCATTTTTAAGTAAGGCAACATTTTACGGTGGTAGTACATCAACATTAGATAATTATGAACGTTATTTGAATTTGGAAAAACTATATCTCAATAGAAAAGTAAAAGACGATGATAAGGATGATGAATTACCATTTTTACAAGAAGAAAAAAATGGTATAAAAACAAGATTATTTAAAGAGAGTACCGACAATCACGAATTAAAGTGGCACTTTGATAAAACAGATAGAAAAGTTAAAGTTGTAAAATCAAATGGTTGGGAATTACAAATGGATAATGAACTCCCGGTTAAATTAACAGAAGGAAAAACTTTCTTTATTCCAAAAGGTGTCTATCATAGAGTTATAAAAGGTCAAGGTGATTTAGTTGTTAAAATAAAAGAATTATAATGAAAATAAAAATACTTACCGAAATGGATAATAGAAGACGAAATGTTATTAGAACATTAGTCCGAGATATTATTAAACTTTATAAAATAGAAGAAGAAGGTGAATTTTATTTACCAAATTACATTGATGAAAATGAAGATTTTTATAACTTCCCAGGATTTAGTCACGATATAGTTTTACAAGTGTCATTAGAGATAGACGATAATGTTGAAGATTATAAATTAAATGGTGATTACTGGCGGGATGAAGATATAATTGAAATTAACATAAAATATAACCCAAACGTTAAAGAACAAATAACATATGACCTTGTTGGTGATTTAAATGAACTGATTGGACACGAAATTAGACACATTGATCAAAAAACAAAAAGTTTGTATAATTTATATACTGACGAACCAGATAATCCATTTGAATATTATATGCAACCGCATGAAATTGATGCCCAAGTATTTGGGTTTAAAAGGTTAGAAAGATTATCAAAAAAACCATTTGAAAGTTTGGTTAGAAGATGGTTTGAAAGAAATAAAGATATTCATCAATTAACAGATAGTGAGGTCGAGATTGTTATAAATGAAATATTAAAACATAAATAAGATGAAAAAAATTCCAGAAAAATATAGGTCAAAAATTGAAACAATTAAAAAAGCAATTTTAATTAGATCAGGTCTTTTGTCCGAATTTGGTAAAAATGTAACAGTTGAACTTACAAATTATGATTTTCAAAATATTGTTACTGTCGAAAACCCAAAGTTTTACGAACTTGTTTTTTTATTAAAAATAAATACAACTTTAGAATGTGATGATTGTGCTCACAATCCAGATGATATTATGGAAACAATACATTCAGTTTTTAATAAAGTATATGAAGCGGCAAGGTTTTTTATTGACGATGATTTAATAATTAAAAATGGTAGTTCATTAAGAGGTGTTTTAGTTGAGGAATTTAGATTTGGTTTTGATGAAATAAATGATTTAGGATTTTCAATATTCTATGATGTTGGTGAACAACACTAAGATTTAAATCTTTTTACAATTTCAAAAATTAATCTTTTAAGTAAAACACTACCATAATTTATGCTAAAAAACATTATAATTCTATAAATTATAAGTGAAATGTTTTCTGTGTCGTGATTTTGAACTAAATCTAAAATATCACCCAATACTGGAATAAGAAATGTGAACGCCATCATATTCCCAATTTTACCAATAGGTATTGCCAAACTTTCAATGAATGAAATGAAAACTTTTTTTAGTTCATCAGCTTTACTTAACATTTCATCAAAAATTCTAACTAAACCTCTTTCTTTAATTAAATCAAGAAGTTCGGCCAACATTTTTTTATTAGAATGATAATATGTAATTATTGTTGCAGCACTTATTAAACACAAATCAGAAAATCTTAATTCTGGAAAATTACCTTTTATGAACTCAGCAATAGGATACATAAATCCACCAATTGCAGCACTAAAAGTTATAAGAATACTCAAGTCAAACCCAACAATTTTTTTTGTTTCTTTTGATACTTCACTAAAAAAATTCTCAGACTCCTTCAATTTTTCTTCAATTGCCTCCCCTTTAGATTCTAGTATTAATTTTTTATATTGTGATTCGGTAATTGTAATCTTCATAACAAATAAATATTACGCTATATTTATTATTGAATACGAAAAAAAAAATTATGAAAAATTTTGAAAAAAATGTCGAATTAAAACCTGGAGATACTGTTATTTGTTTATATATGGAAGATATTACACCAATTCCCGGTGGAACACCAGGTGTTGTAAGAAGAGTGTCAGAAGTATATGGTCAAAAACAATATTACGTTGATTGGAAAAATGGGTCAAGGTTTGCTTTAATTGAAGGTGAATGGGTTAAGTGTAGTCCAGAAGAAGCAAAAAAACAAAAAGGTAAACAAAGAGAAGTTAGACAAGATGAGGACGGAAATTGGGAATATAAAAACGGTGATGCTTGGTTAAAAACCGGAAGTAGTGAAGAAAATGTAAACGAAAACTTTATGTTTTTTACAACTAAAAGAGCATTAATAAACGAAGTAAAAAAAAGTAAAAAATGAATCAATATTTTTTTAAAATGTCACAAGCTGAAAAAAATAATATTTTAGATCAGCACAAAACAATATATGATGGTTATGTTACCAATTATAATCAAGAATCAAATACTCAACCCTTGTATGTCCAAGATTTTGCAAATGACAAAGAAGGGATTACAGTTTCAAATAAAGGAGTTGTAAAAAAATATACAAATATGGGTATTAACGAATCTCATTTACCGTTAGACAAAATTGCTGATGGACCAACAGATCTTAAACACGGAACAATTGACATTGATAGTATTTCTGATATGTTAGATAAAAATAGAAAACATATCGAAGATGATTACATTTCATTAGGTGTTGAAGAAGAAATTGATGAAGATTACGAATTTGATATCGATGAAACTGATGATTTTATGAGCGAACCAATGAATGAAGATGAATTTGAAGCTATGGTACAAGATGATTCTGATGATTTTAAAGAAATCGATGTTGAGGATTTTGAAGAAGTTGATGAAGAAGAATTACCAGAATTTATGAACAAACTAAACGAGTCTTTAACTATGTTTAGAAGAATGAAGAATTATAATTAAAATGGAAATTATAGAACTTATATCATATTATATTCACGAACAAACAAAAATGATTGAGGTGTCATTTAGAACAAATGTTGACACTGAAGAAGAATTTAGAAATGATACAATTTCACTTAAAGAAGCTAAAGATTATGGTTATGATTTAATCCAAGAAGATTTTGATTTTTTTACTGATGAAGATTTAGATGATGAAGATATTGATGATTTTTTAACAATTGATGAAGATATTTTAATTTCATATTTAAATGAATATTATACAGTAAACCCGGAAACACTACCAAAAAAAGAATTATTATAAAAAAGAATTGGTCCATTAAGGACCAACTCTTGTTAAATGTATGGTAACAGATTCATTTGCTCCGGCATTACCATTTTCCCATTGACCGGATGTTCTAATAACCAAACTTTCGGCACCATCATCAATAATTTTCCAAACTCTTCTTGTACCATCACAATCAAAAACAATATATCCCAAATCATATTGAGTATTTTGTCCTTGAACATAGTAGTAATATTCTTTAGCCCAAAATGTAGAACCAGATTGTGTTTGAGTTGGTTTAAAACGAATCATACTATAATCCATATGTAATCTAAAAAAACCAACTTGAATGGTATCAATAACATCAATATCATTTGGATTAACATACAAATCACCAGGGTAATAAACATAATTTGTTGTTGATGAAGAATTATCAACTTTTTCATATGTAATTTTATCAACACGATACTCTCCACTTAAACTTAAAAGTTTTGATTGTTCGTATTTTAAACAAGAAGAAAGAAAAAGAACTAAAAAAGAAAAAAATGCTAAGTGTTTCATAAGTTGTTTTATTATTTATTTACAAAGTTAATTATTTTTTTCACTTGAACAAATATTTATAATAAAAAATTTATGGAAATTGATGATATAATTTCCTTGATGGTGAAATATACTTTTAGTGATAAAATTGATGGTGAACTTGGGGAAGAGGACGCTGCAGCAACAACAACAGCAAGTACTGGTGGTGGACCTTCAGCTGGATACCCAACGGTTACAAAGTGGGAAACTGGGTTAACTAGAAGTGTTGCAAATACAATTGATGACAAGGTAACTTGGAAGTCTTTAAATAAACTTACCAGAGGTAAGGCTAATACCTTACTATAAAAATATGAAAAAGAATTTAATTACAGAATCTGAAAAAAATAGGATACATAATCTTCATAATAAAAAAGTTGTTAATGAAGAAGTTGTTATTACTGATTGGCTTTCACCAGATGAAAAATATGTTATTTTTCTTGACGAATTATATGATATTAAAAATAAAAAGAAACTAGGAAACATTTGGGAAAACTTTGAAAATTTCAAATTCTTTTTAAGGTATTCATTCAATGTCTCAAATCTTGATAATACACTAAAAGAAGAAATTAACAATGAAATAAATAATCTACTTTTAATTGAAAATATATCAAATATAAATTTGATTAAAGAAGATATTAAAGCATTACTTAATGAAGGACTTTGGAGTTCTTTTAAGAATTGGGTAAAAGAAACCGGTAAATCAACTTGGGAAGGGTTTAAAGAATTTGGAAAAAAAGTATATAAAGGAGCTGGTGATCTTATTGATAAAATATCAAAAGGTGAATGGAAACAAGTTTTTTCATTAATTGGTAAAGGTGTATTATATCTTGCTAGAAAATTAAGAAGTGCTATGTATCACCCAGTTGGTTTAATTTTGGATGCAATACTTGTTGCAACAGGAATTGGTAAAGCGGTACAGTGGATTCCTTGGGCTATAATTGTAGCTCTTGATGTTTATGAAATGGTAAGTGGAAACTACGAAGAACAATTACCAATGTGGCAAAGACTTTTATTTTTAGGTGTTGATATATTGGGTCTTGTTTTTGCTGGAGTTGCAGCAAAAGGGGCCAAAGTCGCCGTAAAAGGGGCTGTTAGTGGTTTAAGAACCGCTGAAGAAGTTGCAGTTGTTGTCGGAAAAAACTCAACATTTAAAAGTATCTTAACAAGAATTGGTGAAGCTCTTTCTAAAGTACCTGGAAAATTGAGTGAAGCAGCATCCTATTTGAGTGGTAAATTTCCTGCCGGGGCTAATTTTATTAAAGGTATTGTAGGTAAAATTGGAAAATTTATAAAAAGTATTTCTGAATTTATTTCAAAAGCACTAAACACTGTAATTCCTGGTTCTAGTAAATTGGCAAAAGGAACTAGAACTGGAATTGCAACAACAGCACTTGTTGGTGGTATTGGCACTTATCATAACTATAAACAAGAAAAAGAAATGGAAAAAATGTCAGGTATTTTATCAGACACAAAAGATATAAAAATTGATTTTTCACAAGGATTATAAAAATTAAAAATAAATTAAATGGAGAATTTAAGAGAAGAATTAGAAAGATTTAGTTTGTTATCTGGATATAATAGTAAATTAACATTAACTGAAAATAAAACTATTTTAATAAATGAACAAGGTTTTTTTGCAAAGTTTTTAACAACATTTTCAGATGACGCAATAAAATTATTAGCTAGAGACATTGAATCTTTTTCTTCGGTTTCAAAATACGGTAAAGATTCTGAAACTTTCCTAAAGGATTTAAGAAGTGGTAGTAAAGCCGCAAAAGGATTGGTTGGTGAATTTGTTAAAGACATTTTGAAATCTGATAAAATATTACAAAGTAATAGGGGATTGTATGATCAAGCTATTGATGCTTATACAAGACAACTAGCTGGTTCGTCTGAATCATTTGCAAAACAATTTAAAAACGCTAGTAAAGCCGATAAAGCAACTATGTTAAGAAATGCAAAATATCCTGAACGAGCAATTAATAGAATTATCAAAAAAACTGAAGAATTTGCCGGTGTTGGGGCAAAAGAAGCTGAAGTTGTTGCTAAAGATTTTGAATCTGTGGCTCAAACTGGAAAAGAAATGAGTAAAGAAGCAACCAAAACTTTTTTCCAAAAGTATAAAGATAGATTTATGAACTATTATAATAGAGGCAAAGGAAAAATTGATAGAGCTCTTAAATCAAGATGGATTAAAAATAGATTTTTAAATGCCGCCGGAAAAATATCAAAAAGAAAGTTATTAGCTTGGGCTGCAGTTATTGGTGTAAGTTATCTTGTTTTAAAAAGTTGGTTAGAAAGTCAAGGAATTCAAGAAGAATCTTTAACACCAGAACAAAAATTAGCTAGAGCAAAAAAATGTGGACACAAAAGTTGGGATGCGTACAAAAATTCTGGATGGAGTTGTGGTAGAACGGGATCCAGCAATATGGGACCTAATGGTGGTAGAACATATAAATCTTGTTCTGGAACATATTCACTTGGTTGTGAATCAGAAAGAATTACCAAAGTACAAGGGTGTTTAAATGAACTATTACATTTTAATGATGATGCAAATAAAATGGCTGAAGATGGTAAATTTGGAAAAAAGACACAAGAAGCTTTAAAACAACATTTAGGTAAAACAACATTTACAGATGCTGAAGCTCACAAAATATGTCAAGATGCTCTTGCTAAAGTGACAAAATTTGATCCATCACAAATTAATCAGGATGTTGACCAAGAACCACCAGTTGATGAACCACAAGCAACTCAAACACAAAGTAATGACATTGCATAAAAATAAAAATTAAGATATAATGAGAATTTCAAATAACAGTTTAAAGAAAAACATTCACGAATCTTTGGTTAAAAAAGCCAGAAGAAAAAAAGTAATAAATGAAAATTTTGTAAGAGTTAAATCAATATTAAATGAGTCAAACGAAAATATTATTGAGGACTTTATAAATGAAATTTCTTATTTAAAAAACAAAGGATTATCAAGTAAAATGATAAATGAAGGTATTGGCGACCTTTTTTCAAGTGTCTTGGGTAAATCTGGAACTGGAATTACAGAGTATTTTAAAGTAAAGATTGCACAATGGGTATTAGAAAAATTAAAAATTGTTGATCCTAATTCTTTTTTAGGTCTTGCTTTAGCAAACATTTTTGCCGAAATTACAATAGCTGAGTATGGTAAAGTTTTTGCTGGTGATTGTGATTTAATAACAGAAAGAGTTAGTCACGGTTTAGTTGATGCTATGGCACAACATTTTATGCAACAAAAAGGATATGATAATCCATTGAGTGGAATATTATTACAAAGCGTGTCAGAATCATTAGCTAGTACTGAAATTATAGAAAAATTACAAGACAAATTGAGTAGCTTAATATGTCCAATATTTGGTCAAGCAGCAAATAAATTTAAAAATGTTGTTGCGGCTTAATATTTAAGAAACTTATCTGGTGTAGTTACCGGATAAGGATAAACCATCTAACGAAGGGAGGTGTTTACTTATCTAACAAAATGGGAACTTCGGTTCCTATTTTGTTTTTTAATCTATTTATATATATGAAGATAGCGGTTTGTGTTCATTTATATCATATTGATATGTGGGATAAAATTAAAAAATATTTAGATAATTTAAATCGTGATTATTCACTATTTGTTAGTCTTCCAGTAAAAGATGAAAGAAACATACCTTATGATTTTGACTGGGAGTTTTATGTCTCTTATTACCAAGATTTGAAAAACGCTAACAAAAATACATACGAAAAAGCAATTAATCATTATTTGAAACACGGCGAAAAAGAAGGTAGGGTTTATTCAAAAGGTAATTTAGAAATTATTAGTAAATTAAAAAAATACAAATCAGATGTTAACATATTACTTTCACCAAATAAAGGTGTTGATATTGGTGGTTTCTTATATACATACAAAAAAGTACCTAAAGATATTGATTTAATTTTAAAGATACATACAAAGGCTGGGTTGGGATCAAATGAAAAACCATCTACCCACTTGAAAAAACACGGATTGGAAAACTCAATTAAAAGGGGTGAGGTTTGGTTTCGTAATTTATTGTCTGGTGTGTTAGGTGATAAAGAACGTGTTAATAGAATTATAGAGTCGTTTATAGACAATCCAAAATGTGGTATGGTTGGATTTAAAAAGTACAATAGCTTTCAACTAAATAAAAAAGAGATGAATCGTGTTTTTGATCTTTTATTATTAGATGTTGATTACACTAATCATTTTTTTATTGGTGGTACAATTTTTTGGGTTGATAACTCAATCCTTAAAAAATATTTGACAAATTCAGTTATTGATGAAATATTAAATAAATCATCATTTGGTTATACTTATGAACCATCAATTAATCATGCAATGGAAAGAGTTTTTGGGTGTCTAGTGTATAATGAGAATAAAGAAATATACGTGATAAAATGAAACATATTGTTATAACTAGGGTAAAATTTGATGACGATACCTTATTTGAGAAATATTTTGATGTTATGAAAAACATCTATATACCTTCAATTAAAAACCAAACAAATTTGGATTTTGAAGTGGGTTTTATAATAAACCCAAAACATATTAAATTTTTAAGACCTTATTTTACGGAAAAAACATATTTTTTCCAAACATTTTCTGAAGCAAAACATCACTGTATTAATACCGAATATCAGATACAAACCAGGCACGATTGTGATGATTGGATGAGTTGTGATTATATACAAAGAATTCAAGATGTTTATTATGAGAATTTACATAAGTATGATAAATTTTTAATCCATTCTCAGGTTAATAAATTAAATTATAAAACAAATGAGGTTTACCTTCATAATATCCCGTATTGGAGTGAGGAGAACAAAACTGGATTTATCTCAAGTTTCTTAACATTATGTCAAAAAAAAGTTGATGACTTTGTTTTCAATGGTAATCACGTAAAGATGAATGAAACAACAACACCAAACATAATTTACCTCAACGAAAATTTAGTTAGATTGACGGTACACGGAAATAATATATACTCAAAAATAAGAGAACATGACGTAAAAATTGGTGAATTAAACAAAAAATATGATATTAGTTTGGTAGTTCCATCATTTGATAATGTTGAGTATTTAGATGATTTTATAGCATCTGTAATACAATCTAAAAAAAACTTTGATATTGAGGTTTTAATTGGTATTGACAATTGTGAAAAAACTAAAGAATACGTTATAAAAAATTTTAAGTCTTTTGATTCATGTTTTAAATTTTATTTTTTTGATAAAAATGTTGGTCCATACTTAATTAGAAATTCGTTATCAAAACTTGCAAGTTCAGAAAAAATTTTATTTGTTGATTCTGACGATATTTTACATACAAATTTAATTGGTGATGTAATAAACTCATTAAACACTTACGATGTCATTAGGTTTAAATTTTATAATTTTACACAAAAAAACGAAATAGGAATTTTTAAAAAAGAAAATATTAATCCGTTTTTATCTATTGGTCAATTTGGTATTAAAAAACAATTATTACTTAATTTTAAAGGTTTTGAACCTTGGGTGTGTAGTGCGGATTCAGAATTTAAAATGAGAGAGGAGTTAAATAATGTTAATACGTTATTAATAAATAAAATATTATATTATAGGAGAAGACACGAAAAAAGTTTAACAAAAAAGAAAAAAACTAATTTTGATTCACAAATAAGAAAAAATTATGAATCAATAATTAATAGAAAGAAAAAACAAAAACTATCAACAAAAACTACAGAAATGGTAACTAGTGATGTTTACCATATTATATCGGAAAAAGATATTATTAAAGTAAATTACAACACGACAACCAGTCGTATTATATACAACTTATCAATAATAATACCCACTTATAAAAATACGCAGTATATTGATGAATGTCTTAACTCAATTATTGAATCTGGTAAAAATGATAGTATTGAGATTTTGGTGGGTATTGATGCTTGTGAAAAAACTGTAGAACATATTAAAACAAAAACATATCCAGATTTTATTAAGTTTTATTTATTTGAGAAAAACGTTGGACCTTATATTATTAGAAATACATTATCTAAATTAACAAATTCTGATAAATTATTATTTTTTGATTCCGATGATATTATGAGGAAAGATATGATTACTCAAACAATTCAAAAATTAAAAACATATAAGGTAGTAAGATTAAAATATCAAGATTTTAATGAAAACGGAATCCAAAAACAAATAAGTCACGAAGGTGTATTTGCTATAGACAAAAATTTATTTTTAAGTATGAATGGTTTTGAGCCCTGGATGGTTGCGGCAGACACCGAATTTTTAGCAAGATTAAAAAGAAAAAATATCCAACAATACTTTACACCTGAATTACAATTTAAAAGAAGAATACATTCACAAGGGTTAACAAGTAGAAAAGATACCGGAATTGGTTCTAAATTAAGACAATCTTACTCAAAACAAATTATATCAAAACAAACGTATAGGGATCCAGACATTTTAAATGTTTCTGAATTTATTAAAATAAGTTTAGTAAATGAAATCCCAAAATTACCAAGACCAAAAAAAATGGACCTAACAAATGTTTTAAATAAACAAACAAGAAAGGCTGTTGAACAAAAAGTAATTACCGATAACACCCAAAAACCAATAGAAAAAAGATTACCGCCAGACATATCAGATTTATTAAAACCAAAAGAAAATCAAAACCAAAATAAACCAAAAGAAAACTTCCATTCAAATCCCAACCCAATTAAAACACAAAATGATTTAATTAGACAAAATTTAATTAACATAAAAAAAACACAAAAATTAAACAGAATGCCAATTGTGAAAATAAATGTAGGAAAATTTTCAAGATAGTTTGTTTTAATTAAAATATTTTTATAAGTTTGTAAAAAAAACAAATCTTATGTATGTAATTGTAAAACACATTAAACAAAGAAAAACCGGAAAAAGATTACCAGTAATCCTAATTGACAGTCAAGCAGAAATCCTTGAATTTGAGGAAAAAAGAGAAGCTGAAAAACTATGCACAATTTTAAATGCTAACACAGACTCAGGTCACGTTTATACCGTAAAAGAAGTATAAAATTATGGTTCTATGATGTAATTGGATAGCATATTTCTCTTCTAAAGAAATCGTTTAGGTTCGAGCCCTAATAGGACTACAAAATTTTAATCAAACTTGGTTCGTTTTTTATTTTTATTGATATTTATAATAAAAAAATGTTATGAATTTTTTTGAAAAATATAAAAGGGATGATTTACAAAATTTAATTTACGAAAAAAACCTTTCGTACCGTGAAATTGGTAAAATTTATGGTGTAAGTGATACATACATTAAAAAAGTGGCAAATAAATTGGGTATATCATTACCTAAAAGAAAAAATTTTAGTTCAAAATTTATACCACACAATAAAGGTACTGGTAAAAAAATTAAATGTGAAAATTGTCAAACTGAAATAATAAATCCTTGGAAAAATCAAAAGTACTGTTCAAGGGAATGTAACACCAGTTTTAACATAAATGAGAAATATTTGAATTACCAAAAAAATCAAGAATTATACTGTGATGTAGACGTAAATATGGGTTGGATAAAAAAACACATATTAAGTGAACAAAAAAATACTTGTACTATTTGTGGAATTGGGGATATTTGGAATAATAAAACAATAGTTTTTATTTTGGACCATATTGATGGTAACGCACATAATAATACTAGAAAAAATTTAAGGTTAATATGTCCAAATTGTGATTCACAACTTGAGACATATAAAAGTAAAAATAAAAATTCAGCTAGAAAGGAGAGATATTTAAAAAATTATAAATAAATAATAATTAAACCAAAAAAAAGTATTATATTTGTGTATATTATTAATTTAAAACTATATAAAAATGAAAAAACTATTTATTTTCTTAACTGTAATTTTTTTGGTTTATTGTTGTAATAACCTAGATGAAAACAAAAAAATTGGAACATCTCAAAATGAACTTGATGAATATTTTAATGAAGTTGTGGCAAGTTCGGAGTATGACCCAGAAAACCATACAATATCAAAATGGAAAAAAGATGTAAAAATTTTTGTCAAAGGAACAAAAAAACAAAATCTTATGACAGAACTTAATTCAATTGTAACTGAATTAAATGGTCTTATTGAACCAATTGATATTAAAATTGTAAACAAAGAAAGTGATGCAAATCTTGTTTTATTTTTTGGCTCACCAGAAGGGTTTACAAAACTATACCCAAATTTAAAACCATATATGGAAGAAAATTGGGGTCTATTTGAAATATTTGGTGGTGAAGAAATCACATCTGGTCGAGTTTTCATTGATATTGTTAGAAATACAGGTTTGGCAGCACAAAAACACGTACTACGAGAAGAACTTACTCAATCACTCGGTCTTTGCAATGATTCTTATTCATACCCGGAAAGTATTTTTTACCAGGATTGGTCTGAAACAAATGAATATGCCGAAATTGATAAAGAATTGATTAAAATGTTATACAACAAATAATATGGAAGATATTTTTGAAGAACTGCATATTGAGTTCATAAATTCTGAAGAATATTTTTTATATCTTAATGATATTTATCTTTATGAAGAAAAAGATATTATTAAGTGAAAGTCAACTTATTGAACTTATTAAAAGAATAATTAAAGAAGAAAAATATTCTGAAGAAGATCTTAAATATACCCACCCAAGAACTGGTGCTGCTTGTAAAATCAAGGTTGCAGAAAACAAGGTAACCAATAGAGAACACTCAAAATTTGGAGCTGTATTACTTTGTGATACTTATGGTGATGGCGAATATATGGTGACAGCCGAATTACCGGCGGTTGATGGTCCAACACCAGAATCTGTTAGTGATTTTATTTGTGATAATATTGAGAAAACTTATGAAATTTTAGATGATATGTTAACTCAAGATGAAGATTTGATGGAAAATGTCAATCACAGAAGATGGGATATTATTGATGAACCAATTAAATGTGGTTTAGAAAGACCAAAAGAAAAAAAATCTTGGAAATATTAATAAAAAAACTTGTCAATTAAAAAAAATTATCTATCTTTGTAACAGAAATTAAAACTTTTAGTAATAATAGTATATTTATAACAAAACAAAAAATGAAAACAACTAATAAACATATGGTCATTTGTAAACCGAGCACCCAGTGGTCGTTTAATAGCTATAGAACGCTTCGTTCAGATGTTAGGGCATTTTCATTTATGAGTTGATAAAGATTAACAAAAATAAAAAGGAATATAAGACCCGGACTAAAAACAGTTCGGGTTTTTTATTTTATATTGCTTTGTAAGCATTGATGGCGATGCGCCTGACTTGTAATCAGGAGAAATTGGTTCGATTCCGATACGAAGCTCAAAAGAAAAAGTTCTTTGACATATTGGCCTTATAATGTTCTCTCGTCTAATGGCAGGACACACGGTTTTGGTCCGTGGGATTGGGGTTCGAGTCCCTGGAGAACAACATAAAAAGGAAGTCTAATTTAACCGGCGTTAAACCTAGTCTTGAAAACTAGTGGTACCGAAAGGTATGGGGATCGGCACCTCAGGCTTCCTCCAAAAATAACGGGATGTGGACTAATTGGCTAAGTCGCCACTTTTGGGAAGTGGACATCATCTAGGTTCGAGTCCTAGTATCCCGACTAATAAATAAACAAATAAAAACAAGTGTTATGGAAAGTGACAAGAGCGACAAGGTTCGCAAACACAATCCCTCGAAGCTTTAAAGTGAAGCTTTCCGCTTTTAACGGAAAGAAGTCGGAGCGTTACCGTCCGGGGGGACAAAAAAAAATTTGGTAGATTAAAAAAAAGTATTAACTTTGTAGAAACAAAAGCCCCAATGGCGTAATGGGAGCGTGGTAGTATTACAAACTACCGGCGGTGGTTCGATTCCATCTTGGGGTACAAATAGGTTGATTAGGGAATGGTATAACGTTAACGTGTCAGTATTCGTGGTTATATCGGAGTTTTAACTGTCAGAGTAATGCTAATCATAAAAGGGGATGTCCACGGAACCATCTTCCCCTTTCCTAAACTGGGAGAGTTGAGCAATTGGTTGGCTCAGCAGACTGTAAATCTGTCGTCGTAAGACCTTGGGGGTTCGAGTCCCTCCTCTCCCACCACAATGGACAAGTAGCTCAATTGGTAGAGCAATCGGCTGTTAACCGATAGGTTACAGGATCGTACCCTGTCTTGTCCGCAATAAGTTCACGTAGCTCAATTGGTAGAGCGCCGATCTGATACGTCGGAGGTAATGGGATCGTAACCCGTCGTGAACACTACGGAAGATAAACCTTGATGGCGATAGGGTCCGCCTGCTAAGCGAGATGTACCCGTAAGGGTATTTGGTTCGATTCCAATGTCTTCCTCAAAAACGCCGATAGGAAAGGTTTTCGGTCCGGGCTCATATCCTGGATGTCATTGGGTTCGATACCCTTTATCGGTACCATATGGTGTGTGTAGCTCAGAGGAAGAGCGGTGGTTTGTGAAGCCATAGGTCGGGATTTCGATACTCCTCATACACCCAACATACCTTCGTAGTTAAATAGAATAGAACCTGTGGCTACGGACCACAAGATGTGAGTTTGAGTCTCGCCGAAGGCACAAAAGATGATAAGAAGCGTAGAATGACAGACGTGGAGAGACGTGTCGCAAGGGTACAAACTAAGGAAAGGTGTTCAATCTTAATTGTATTGATGTAATAACCCAACTCTCTAATGGTGTGTGAAGCTTTGATAGAAGTAGCGGGATTCCTGATAAAGTCATTTATCATCTTTTATTTGCCCCTTTCGTATAATGGAAGTACAACGCTCTTCTAAGGCGTCAGGTCGGAGTTCGAGTCTCTGAGGGGGTACACTAGAATAAAAAGCGTCGTAGCTTATGGAAGCGGCAGGCCTCCAAAACCTCGCATGGACATTGGGTTCGATTCCCTGACGACGCGCTAAAATAAGGACAGGTAGCTCAGTTGGTAGAGCTCAGGATTGAAGATCCTGGAGTCGGGGGTTCGACACCCTCCCTGTCCACAAAAAAAATAGAAACAATGAACAGAGTATTCCGAAAAATAAGTGGTGAATCTGTCCCAGATATTGTAAAACATACAATTGACATATTAAAAGAATGTCCCTGGATTGAAGTACATATCGGAACTGACTCACAAAACCATAGGCGAAGTACCGTATATGTTACAGCAATTGCATACCGGTTCGGAAACCGTGGGGTTCATTACGTTTATCACAAACAAAAAGTAAAAAAGATAAAAGATAAATGGACAAGATTATGGAATGAGGCTGATTATTCAATTGAAGTTGCCGAATGGTTAACACAAAAAGTGAATGTGAAAGTTGAAATTGATTTGGATTACAATAGTGATGAAAAACATTTTAGTTCAAAATTAGTTCAACCGGCTGTTGGTTGGGCCGCATCACTGGGGTATAAAACAAACATTAAACCCCATAATCAAATTGCAACAAAAGCGGCAGATCATCACTGCCGTTAATATATGGTCCTATGGCCGAGAGACTTAGGCACCGGTCTGCAAAACCGGTTAGATTGGTTTGATTCCAATTAGGACCTCAAAAATGCCCTTATGGCGGAATAGGTATACGCGTGTGATTTAGGATCACAATTTTGCAGGTTCGAGCCCTGCTAGGGGTACAAAAAATTTAAAAAAAACTTGACACTTTTAAAAAGTATCATATATTTATAAAACAAATTAAAAAAACACAAATGAAAAATTTACACATATTATTGATAGGGGGCGATTTAGCTGAGGCAACTTTCAAGGAGAGGGTGTAATATTTTATACATATGAAATTCGGAACCCCTCTCTAACAAAGAGGGGTTTTTTTGTTCTTTGACATTTTGGTGAATTAAGGTCCGGTGGTGAAATTGGTATACACGCTGCATTTAAGCTGCAGTCCATTGGGTTGTGGGTTCGAGTCCCACCCGGACTACAAAAATAAATTTGGTAAATTAAAAAATTATTTATACTTTTGTCTTATGATAACATTTGATAATATAGAATTTAAACCACACGGTGTTGGGAATGGTGTTCACGGATTGATATTTTTTCCTGGTGGATATGGACTTTCGGTTGTAAGATTTAGAAATCCATTTGGTGGTGGTGGTTCATACACATCAAATGATACTGAAGATTATGAAGTTGCAATAATCAAAGGAACAAAAGATCAATGGGAAATTTGTTATGATACAAAATTAACAAATGATGTTTTGGGTTTCCAGACAAAAGAAGATATTAATAATATTATTAAACATATAATTAGATTACATTAAAAAAGTTTAAAAAAGATTTGGTAGATTAAAATAAAATACATACCTTTGTTGAAGATAAGTGGTTGTAAGAAACGGGAAACTCGTAAAGTACATTAACCGGTTAATACAAGATGGTGAAACGAGGGTGTGTATTAACTACTAAATCACAAATCTAAATAGTCAAGTGGCGGAACTGGCAGACGCTGGGAGATAGTACTCAAAACTCCTTGATATAAGGTGATTATCACACTTATATCGTATAGGTTCAAATCCTTTCTTGACTACATATTGCGGGCGGACAGGTTGGTATCTGGGGGGGTCTCATAAGCCTCATAAATCTGGTTCGATTCCAGAGCGACGCAACAATATGCTGACGTACCGGTGGATGCTTATATCATCTATGCCCGTAGAGGAAAGTTTTAAACGTTGGTTCGAGTCCAACCGTCAGTACAATAAGCGGGTGTCGTATAATGGCTATTACTCCAGACTTCCAATCTGGCGACGAGGTTTCGACTACCTCCACCCGCTCAAATTTGGGCCTGATGCCGACGGCAGGTCGAGTGGTTTGCAACCACATCGTTTGGGTTCGATTCCCACAGTGTCCACCAAATAAACAACAAATACGAAAGAATGATGAAGGAAGTTTTATCAGGAACTTGTGAATCAGGAAGAGTTAAATTTGTTAAAACTAACGTAAGACCTGGTTTACTAAAAAAACTGAAAAAAACGCTTAATAGAACGAAGTACAAGTTCAAAGTGGGGAGCGGGTCCCACAAAATTTTTAAAAAAATATTTGGTAGGTTGGATTGAAATCCATATCTTTGTAAGAGTTAAACGCCCGTTGGACAAGCGGTTTAAGTCGTCTCCCTTTCACGGAGAAGATCATGGGTTCGATTCCCATACGGGTGACAATTAGATGAACAACGCGACCGCAGGAGTTGTACCTTTATGGTTTTGTAATGTGGTTTTTTGGTCCATTGGTGTAACGGCTAACATATATCCCTGTCACGGATATGCTTCGGGTTCGATTCCCGGATGGACCGCACAA